CCACATGAAGGATTTGGCGGCCAGCCGGAAGGAGTTCGGGGGATGGGAAGAAGAAAAAAGAAGGCGCCTTCTCGGCGGGCTCGTTTCTACGATCAAGCGTGCAGGGGCCATTCCGATTGGCAGCGTGGTTTCCGTTAACGGTACGGGCGCAGTCCCTCCAGAGATCTTGCGTGCCTTCAAGGATGCCCATTTTCTCGCGTTTCAGCATCTGACGTACCAAATCGCCGTCGCCGCAAGCATCCAGTTGAAGCCTGGGCCGGTCACCATGGTCTTTGCTCATCATCCGGAGCATTCAGACGGACTTGCCAATACGGCACAGCTCTGGGAGGCCGTAAGGGAACACAATTCGATTGTCAGGTTATTCATGGAGTCATATGTGTGCGGGCAGCAGGCAGATTATCCTGGATTGCAAGCAGCTGACTTCTGGGCGTACGAACTACGACATCACTTTGAGGTGATCCGAACCACAGCGCGAGAACCGCGCTGGCCGTTCAGGCAGTTCGTGAAACTTGGGCTGAATTACAAATTTACGCATGACTTCATCAGCTACCATGACGTAAACGGCTTGACCGGTCTAGGCCGGATGTCACAAGTCCAGCGCTTAGGAGAAATAGACCTGTATAAGCCGGGGTTCACCGGGCTTCACCCGAGCGATGCAAGGAAGCTTGACATGGCCCTTCGCAGGCTTGCCGCAAACATTTCTGGGAGAACCGGACTGGACGATGAGGGCAAAGGTCCGACGAACGATTTCGACCTCGATGCGGATTCAGGCCGCGATCCGAATCGCGAACGGAACCTGTAGACGCGGGGTGCGATTCCCTCCAGGGAATCGAACTGCCTGCTTTGACCTAAATTAAGCCCTCCAGCAGGCTGCCCATAGATTGCACGCATTGAAGGCCCCTTCCGCCGAGGTAGGAGCCTTGCTCCTGAGCCGTGTGTTACAAAGTAAGGAGTCGTGGGCCGAAAGCCCACGCCCGGGACCAATAGCTCACATGCGTCCGGTGGACGCAATCCAGGTAAGGGATACCCGACTTTTGCAGAATTGACTTGCTGACTACAAAGACTTCTGCCAACAGGGAAGCGCCGAACACAAGGACTGGTAGGTCAGAGTGCCCGAAGAATCCTCTTTTCTTGTTCCCGCCAGGTGAGCGGCACGCTATGCGAGATTTCCTTGAGAGTGATGTTGGGCCGATGCTTGCCCTTCAGCAGTGCCTCGGTGATCTGCGGCGATAGGTTTGCGAATTGTAAGATTCGCCTGACATATCGTCGGGTCAGACCTGATTTCATGGCGAGTTGACCGATCGTGGTAACCTCGCCGGCAACGATTCGTTCATACCAGCCGTGTGCGCGCGCGACCACCTTTACCAATGATGGCACAGGTTCTCCTTGGAAACCTGAGTCACCGGGAGGTGCAACCACACGGAGCTCGCCTCCTCGGCGCAAAACCTTGAAATTGGCGGTCAGTTTCAGAATGTCAAGATCGCCTTGGCGTGAAGGACGGAGGACCTTGGGCTTGTGCCCCATTAGGCTTGCGAGCAGCTTGGTTCTGTCAATCTCGATCCACACCGCTGTCTCGCCAATCGTGACCCGCCTCACTATGTTTCCGATGAATTCATGCTGCGTCGAGATCTGAAGCGTCGGCCACTCCTTGGCCAAGAGCTTGGCGTGTTCTGCTACTGCATCTCTGCTTGATGCGTCTCTTATCCCGACCGTGCACTTACTGGCCTTCTGGAGCAAGAGGTGTATTTGCGACAGAACGACCTGCTCGAGTTCATGGGCGGGAAACCGAGTGATTGCGGGTTTGGGGCCAGCCTTCCGGACTACGGCTTGCGAGGTGTAGTAGCGGTATCGTTTCCCGTCTTTAACAGAATGTGTAGGCGTGAACCGGACGCCGCTGCTATCGAAGAGTTTGCCGCTAAGCAAACTCGGTGTCGAATGGGATCTTCCCGCTCGGTCTGCCTTGTTGTTTTTTTCTAAGCGGGCGGCGACTTTGTGCCACAGGTCTCGCGACACGATTGGTTGGTGTTGCCCTAAATAGGATTCCTTCCGGTGGACGGTTTCCCCAAGGTAGATGCGGTTGTTGAGCAGATGATAGAGGGCGCCACGAGAGAATGGCGCACCGCCGTAGGTGCGCCCAGCATCGCTCGTACGAACCTTGCTGCGGATCTGTTTGTGTACCAAAAACTGCTGGAGTTTGCTGACGCACCCCAGTTGCAGGTATTTACGGAAGATTTCGCGAACCGTGCTGGCCTCAGCCTGGTTGACTACAAGTTGGCGGTCGACGCAATCGTAGCCGAGAGGGACCAAGCCTCCCATCCACATGCCCTTTTTCTTCGAAGCTGCAATCTTGTCACGAATCCTCTCACCCGTGATTTCGCGTTCGAATTGAGCGAAAGAAAGCAATACGTTTAACGTGAGCCGGCCCATCGAAGTTGTCGTGTTGAAATGTTGGGTGACGGAAACAAAGCTGACCTTGTTGGAATCGAAGATTTCGATGATCTTGGAGAAATCGGTAAGCGAACGAGTGAGGCGATCAACTTTGTAAACGACGACTGTATCGACCTTTCCGGCCCGAATATCATTCAGAAGCTGTTTCAAACCGGGCCGTTCCATCGTGCCCCCGGAGAAGCCGCCATCGTCATAGCGGTTAGTGAGTACGGCCCAGCCCTCATGCTTCTGACTAAGAACATAGGCGCGGCAGGCTTCGCGTTGCGCTTCAAGAGAGTTGAAGGACTGCTCGAGCCCTTCTTCGGAGGACTTTCGGGTGTAGATGGCACATCGGACGTGTTCCTTACTCATCGCGGTGCCCCCAGATCTGAGCTAGCTTTCTTAAGGCCGAAGAAGGCCGGGCCGGACCAGCGGGTACCGGTAATCCTTCGGGCTATTTCCGAAAGGCTTCGGTAGCTGACTCGCTGATATTCGTAGCCCGATTCGGTCACGAAAACTTCATGTGTGTGACCGCGCCACTGCCGGAAGAGCCGCGTTCCGGTCTTGATCCGTGGTCGGCCGAGCGGCTGATTTGATGTCCGATTTCTATCGAAAGCTCGGGCAATGCGACGCAACTCTGCGAGTGCGGCGGGTTTGAGCCCCCCATAGGCGTTCTCTTGAATTCTGTAGCCCAGAAAGGGAACCAGGATTTCTCGACGAATGCCTGGCGGAGCCGCCTTGTTGTATAGCCCCTGCCAGAGAACCAGCAGCTCGGACCGCGACAACAGCCGCAGTTTGGCGATCTGATCGGGGATTTGTGAGGCCATTTTCTCCTCCTAAACATCAGCACATTCACGCTTGCGGGGGGCAAACAGTCAAGCGAACTCTGCTGGCGAGGAGAGGAATCAGGGAGATCAGCAGCAACTGGTCTTGAAAGCCGGGCCGTTGACTTTGTTCCAAGGGAAGGATTTATTGGCAGCAATTCAGAGTTTTTCCCAGACTAGTAATGATCTGTTGCTTTTCAGATGGTCGAGCGCCTGCGTCGTGGAATCCACCTGATCGTCATATTTGCTGCCGGGGAAAGCTGTTATCTCGCGGACGTATTCGTCAAGCCAAGGAGCCGAACGTGGCAGAAGCACACGACCGCTTTCAAATTCCGCTGACTGTGCATAGAGGCGCAAGATCTTGTCGTTCCCGGGAAGAGGGTCATACGGTTTGACGCCATACAATCCTTCGAGACTTAGATCCTGGATTAGCTGCGTGCCCGAAGCCTTGTCCTCTATGAGGACCTTATCGGCGCGGTGTTGACGGGCTTGCCCGTGCACCGCACGCTTCAGCTCCGGATAATCGAGGCGCCGGCGGAATACATCGAGCAGGTAGTAGCGATCAAACATAGCACCCCAGGTGGTACAGACACTGAAATCGTTAAGTTCGCCGCTCTTGTTTGCCGTATCCCAACTCTGAAGCACGCAGACGAATCTTTCCGGGAGGTCGCCAGGGCCGTAATACTTGAGCCATTCGGTCTTCACTATGGCGCCACCTAAAGGCACTGGGGTCTGCTGGTACTGGCTCGCAAAGTTATAGCTGCCAATCGCCGCGCGGATGCCCTCAAGCGTAAGTCTCGATTCACGGTCCGGCTGCAGCACTTCACCGGTTTTACGCTCGAACCATCGCCGTCCCCAGACGTTCTTGATGATGTGAACCTCGTCTTCTTCAGCAATGGCGGGAAACGATAAGACTTCCCAACCCTGTTGGCTCAAGACGTGACCGACCAGATCGTCCTGGTGAAGCCGTTGCATGACTATAATAATGATGCCGTGTTCCTTGCTATTAAGTCGGCTTACGAGAGTGTTGTCATACCAATCGTTGACGCTGGTTCGTCGGGTTTCCGACAGGGCCTCATCAGGTTTTAAAGGGTCGTCCAGAATGATGACGTCCGCCCCCCGACCGGTCAGAACCCCACCCACGGAAGTCGACATCCGAAAACCTTCTGTTGTGGTCAAAAACTCATTAACGGACTTCTTCTCCGAAGAGAGGCGGGTCCGGGGGAAGAGTCTCTGATAAAACTCACTCGCCATCAGGGTTCGACAATCTCTGGCATGTTTGTCGGCCAGTTCCTGGCCATAACTGGCACAAATGATCTGTATTGCGGGATTGTGACCGAGCAGCCATGCAGGAAACGCGACAGTCGCCGCGTGGGATTTCAGTGAACGTGGCGGTAGATTCACGATCAAGCGCTTGGTCTTGCCGTGTCGACAGCCCTCAAGTCTGGACGCCAGGACTTCGATGTGCGGGCTCTTTGAAAAGGCAGTCTGGGGATTGAGTTCACAGAATGAACGCTCGATAAAGCTCATCAGATCTCGGCGCATCAGAAACTGGAATTCGTTGTAGGAGAGAGCCATTGCTATTCCTCCTTCCTGGATGGATCTTTTGTCACGGGCTCAGCGTCGTTTTCTTGCTGTATGTCTTCTGATTGACGGATACGTTCGATTAGGTTCTCCATCACCAACTTGTCGCGCTCATGCGAAACAGGGGAGGGGGCGGCAGTTTGCTCGGAATTTGTTAACCACATCGACCACGACAGCAGCACCCGGGCGGCATTCAGATCACCTGCCACGGCCTTATTCACGAGTTGAAGTATTGTTGCCTCGCGTTTGCTGATATAACGCACTCGGCCGTTCTCCGTTACCCTCACCCGTTCGCGACCAACCTTGTCCAGAATGGTGGAAAGGTTTTGTGAGCCTCTTGGCCTGCCGTTCGGATTCCCCGATTTCCCCTTGACGAACCGCGTGTGACCAG